GACCTGAAGCAGGCGATCATCCAAGACGTCCTGACCATGGGCGCGCCGATGTTCGGCTACATGCTCGCCGCCATGGCGTCCGGCGTGCTGGAGCCGCCGGAGGACGAGGACGGCGAGCTCGACTGGGACAAGATGGGCAACGTCTCCGAGTGGACCTTCCTCGGCATGCCGATCTATCAGGAATGGTGGCTGGACGACATCCTCGGCCCGGCGTTCGCCATCGCCTGCGCCATAAAGTCCTGCCAGTACGGGACCCCACGCATCGACATCGTCATGAACTGGCTCGGCGACGCCATGTACAAGAACCCGCTCCTCCAGGTCGGCAACGTGGTCGCCTCTTTCATGGAGCCGACCAGCACACCGCTCGACGGGTACATCGAGGATGCCGAGGCGTACAGCGACCTCTACGGCAGCGCGACGGCCGAGCAGGTGCTGTCCGCCGACGTGGCGACCTACGCCATGAACTGGATGAGCCAGTTCATGCTCCCCTCGGCCTCGGTCGTGCGCGACTGGTACCAGACCTGGGCGGGCGACGGCATGGAGCACAGCTACAAGACCGTCTACGCCGATAAAGAGGACGGCACCACCGAGTCCACCTCGTACCTCGATATGCGCATTCGCAAGCTCACCCGCAACAATCCGGTGCTCGCCCTCATCATGAACATCTCGACCGGCTATCACACCGGCTCCGACACGACAGGCTATGCCTGGTACCAGATGCCGCTCACCCAATACTACAACCAGTCGCAGATCGAGAGCGCGTCCGCGTACTCGCTCTACAACGACGACGGCACCGAGAAGACGCAGGCCGAGCAGCGCGCGATCGCCTATGAGGTGATCGCGACATTGGAGGCGTGCGAGGACCTCGACGACCTGGTCGCTACCGGATGGTACATCGACTACGGCACGCGCGCGTACGTGTCCAGCTACATTTGGGACCTCGTGCATTACAACGACGAGGTGTACAACCAGTGGGTCCAAGAGACCGGCCTGGACGCCTACACCGTCGGCGACGGCGACTACTCGACCGGCATGAAGCTGATCAACCAGTACAAGGAGGCGTATTATGACGACCGCAACTCCCTGATGAGCCTGTACTACAAGCTATGGGACGACCGCCTCACGAGCATGGAGACGTTCAACCGCTACAAGACGAGCTACGACCAGGACATCAACGGGGACTGGTACGCGACCGGCGAGCGTCAGAACTGGATGAGCGTCTTGCCGTTCGCGAGCGGGACCGGCACGGCACCGGGGATCATAGGCGCGAGCACGCCGAGCTACGCCCTCGACTACACCAACGGCTACGAGACGTACTCGACCTTGAACGGCGAGAGCACGGAGATGCGCGCGCTCATACCGAAGACCGTCGAGTCGGACGGCACGCCGTCCATCGAGTCCTGGTCGTCCGACGGCGCCGGCGACGATTACTCCAACTACGCGGACGACACCGTCGGCATGATGGCGGGCGTCGAGCTGTCGGTCGCGTCGAACTTCTGGAACAACGGAACGTCCGGCGGCTCGAACGGCTACGGCAGCGGTAAGAGCGGGAGCAGCAGGAGCTACTACCGCAGCGGCGGCGGGCGCTCCTACTCTCGCAGCGGCGGAAGCTCCTACAGCCCCAACATCTATAGCCGCCTTCCGTCCATCAATAACGTCGCCAGCGCGCGCGTCGGAGGCTCTGCCCGCCCGTACACGGCGAGCTATGATTATTTACGTCCCAGCTTTGAGACGAAGGGCAGCCGCGAGGCTTACAAACGAGAGGACATCTAATGGGAGAGATCAGGTACGGAGTGGAGCTGGAGCAGGTGAAGGACTCGCCCCTCGCCTGCATGCTCCACGAGAAGTGGGGCCGCGCGCGCTCCGTCATGATGCAGCGCACCGGCGGCTACGCCATGCTCACGCGCATCGCCCACAACCAGAGCGTCTACCCGCGCGACAAGGGCAAGGAGTTCTCGGAGGGCTCGACCCAGTCCGTCAAGCGCAAGTTCCGCAGCCAGACCATACAGCGCGTCCCGGACGGTGAGATCAAGACCCAGTACGACAAGGGCTCGATCGAGCAGAAGGAGATCGAGTTCCTGTTCCGCAAGAAGGTCGTCTGCTCCGAGTTCGACGGCCGGGACATGATGAAGAACCTCCTGCGCACGTTCAACGCGGCGTACGACTACGGCTTCTGCTGCGTGCGGACGGGCTTCGAGAAGGACTCAGACGGCGACCCGCGCGTGAGCTACACGGTCATCCAATGGAACGACGTCTACCCCGCGCCCGACTGCCGCTTCATCGAAGACGCCCCTTGGTACTTCGTCCGCGAGTGGGTGAGCCGCGACGACCTCGAGGCCCTGCTGGACGAGGACGGCAACCTGCTCGACGACACGTACGACGAGGACACGGTCAAGTACATCGTCGAGCACGACCTGAAGGACGGCGTCGAGCCGAACTCGCTGCCGATGGCCGACCGGTCGAAGTACACCGCGCCGGTCAACTCGGTCGAGGTGCGCACGTTCTACCGTCGCGGGGACGACGAGTTCGTCTCCTACGTCCCCGACCTGAACGCCGTGCTGCGCGTCGTCGAGAACTACGACCCGCGCAAGGACGTGCCGCTGCACTTCCTCATATTGGAGCCCGACCCGGAGTTCCCGCTCGGCGCGCCAATGGTCGCCTTCACCCTTGGGCAGCAGCAGTTCGCCGACGCTTTCCAGACCGTGGCGTACAACACGCTGCTGCTCGCGGCGGAGCCGCCCCTCATATCGTTCGGGAACGACACCCCGTCGAAGTTCAAGATGAAGCCGCGCGCCATCTGGTCGCTCGGCACGAACCAGAACGCGAGGGTCGAGCCGTTCCGCGTCGAGACCACGACGCTCACCCAGTACGGCTCGATCCTGGAGAACGTCGCCGCCAACATGATGCGCAACATGAACGCCACCGACGCCACCGTTGCCTCCGACGCGCACGCCGCCAACTACTCCGGCACCGCCCCGGGCGTCGCGGCGCAGAGGCAGGACAAGACGATCGCCGTGAACCAGCTCCAGAAGCGCGTCGAGGTGTTCTTCTCCGATTGGGCGAACCACGCGCTGCGCAGCTACATCAACTCCATGTCCGGCCAGCGCCTCATCACGATGGACGAGGAGGCGCGCCGCCAGATATGGGACATCGAGGTCGCCCGGGCTGACGCCGCCGAGCAACAGGGTGAGGAGCCGGAGGAATCCGTCATCGAGGGCAACCAGGTGCGCGTCGACTTCTCGGCCCTCTCGACCGACATGCTCTCCTTCGAGGTGCGCGCCGGCTCCCTCATCGAGAGTCAGCGCGAGGAGGAGCGCAAGACCTTGTCCGAGCTGATCGTCCCCGTCTCGCAGATGATGAACGCCGTCAGCGAGGAGCGAAAGCCGAGCTTCGAGGACGTGATCATGAAGATGGTGTCCAGGCTCTTGGAGCTGTCCGACATCGACGTCGCGGAACAGGCGAGCGGCAAGATCGACGTATCGCTCCTCTCCCAGGCGATGCAGGCGACCATGGAGCGCCAGGTCGCTCAGCAGGGGCAGATCGACATGCTGGGCAACGCCATGGCCGGTATGCTCGGCGGCGGGCAGGGGCAGGGAGCGCCGCAGCCCGGCTCCGTCCCGATGCCGGAGGGCGGAGCGCCGCAGCCCGGCCCCGTCCCGATGCCGGAGGCCGGAGCGCCGCAGCCCGGCCCCGTCCCGATGCCGGAGGCCGGAGCGCCGCAGCCCGGCCCCGAGCCTGCGCAGCCGAGCCCAGAGCTGCTGGCGCGCCTGCGGGCAGCTCAGGGTAACGGCTTGACAGCCTGAGAAAAGACTGATGTAGGCTCCATAACAAAGGCTCCACCCGCATAAGAGAAGGCGGAGCGTCCGACAAGGAGGATCGACAATGGCACAACCTATCGCGCCAGAGGTCTGGCAGGAGGGCATCGAGGACAACCGCCTTCTCCCGGGCCGCTACACAACCGGCATGTTCATGGGCAAGGGATGCAACATCGCCAACAACCCCAGCGCCTGCCGCGTCTGGGACATCCAGGTGACCGACTACATCACCGACTACGACGACCGTCGGCTCAACGGCCTCGCGGGCCCGTCCAACAACACCCACGGCCAGGACGGCTGGGGCGCTTCCGCGTACGGCGTGTTCCAGGACGTGCGCTTCGATAGCCGCGTCTACACCATGGGCCGGCATCGCTCCGTCGCCATGCGCATCTTCGACGAGATGCAGCACGACGGCGAGATCGGCGAGTGGGGCGACGCCTCCACGTCCAATGTGGTAACCAACGGCCAGGCCCTCATGAAGACGGCCGCCATCATCAGCAAGGCGAAGGACATCTGGTCCGATGAGGTGCTCGGCCCCGACATCGACCGCTACAACCTCTTCGCCGTCCTGAACGGCCACATCTCGGGCCGCTGGGTGCAGGACGACCCCGACCAGATCTTTACCGACGAGGGCCAGTGGGTGGCTCAGCCCGGCATGGTACAAGGCTCCGCCACCCCTCCGCGCTTCGCCCCCATCCACGCCATCGAGTGGGACGACGAGAACATCCCGCTCATGCTCCAGAACATCAAGGTCACGTGGAACAACCTGTTCATCCCGCAGGACTCCCGCGTCATCTACCTCGACCCGTTCTATGAGTACAGCCTGCTCGCGTCGCTCACATCCAAGGGCGTGCCCGCCACGGACAGTGCGTACAACGACATCAAGAACGGCAGCTTCACGCGCCTCATGGGCTGGGACTTCGACTTCACCGTGCCGTCCCAGTACTGGCCGCACCTCTACCTGGACGACAACCTCAACGTCGTCCACAGCAAGGACGGCAAGGCCGCGTTCGACTCCGTCATCAACTCCATCACCGGCGGCGACGACCCGAACCGCAAGCTCCAGAACCAGCTTGTCGCGGCCGACCGCATGAACCGCCCGAACTATATTCGCACCGTCTGGGACAAGGACACCGGCAAGTTCAAGAAAGTGGTCACCAACTACCCGCTCGGCATGCCCTCGGCCGTGCCTTATTACGGCGAGCCGCACGTCAACGACTACGACAACTACGGCAAGCCCACGGACTATCCGTGGACCGCTCCCGGCTCCGGCTATGGCATGGACGAGGCGACCGGCCCGCAGGGCGCGATCACGCGCCGTCAGGTCATCGGCATGGCGCTCTACCGCAAGGCGGCGCAGCTTTCGCAGGAGTACTCCGAGATGGTCACCGACGAGGGCCGCACGCGCGGCAAGTTCACCGAGATGTGCTTCGACGTGAAGTACGACGCCTGGGTCATCGAGTCCCTGTCCCACGGCATCCTGCCCATCATCGACGCCAAGGAGAACACCGGCACCTTCGCCATCCCGGTCATCCAGGTCGAGTCCGACGAGGAGACGAGCGTCACCGACCTCTCCGTCTCCCCGACCACGCTCTCCCTTTCTATCGGCCAGCAGGCCTCTCCCAGCGTGACCGTCGAGGGCACCGGCAAGTTCGACAAGGGCTACACCGCCTTCTCTTCCGACGCGACCGTCGCCACTGTGAACTCCGATGGCGTGGTCACCGCGCTGAAGGCCGGCACCGCGACCGTCACCTTCAAGTCCATCGGCGACCCAACCAAGACCGCCACGCTCACCGTGACCGTCCAGAGCGCTTAACCGCTCGCCGACGATTCATTACCGTTCGCGGGGGCTGTCGGGCCAAACAGCCTGACAGCCCCCGCTTTAAGATGGAGGGGCCTTGGCAGCACACGCTAGATACAACCCATTCGCAGGCCGTGTCCCGGGCAGCTCTTCCAAGGCGAGTCCGGCGGGGTCGGGGTCATCCAGCGCCTCCGGCAGGACAGGCGGCGCTTCCTCGGGCAGCAGCATCTCCTCGGGCAGCGGCGCGCGCGACTACAAGTCCATCAAGGCGGCCGCCGACGCGACCGAGGACCCGGACGCCTACCTGTACACGGCGGCCACGACCCTCGCGAAGCAGAACCTCGCAGACGCCGAGGGGGCCGTCTCAGACAATCAGCTGCGCGACGAGATAGACAAGGAGCTCGAAAACCTCGGCGCCAAGTACACAGGTGACCAATATCGCGGCGACGACAACCTCGCGAGCGCCGCCATAGGCGGCATCAACGATGGCATAGATTGGCTGACCGGCGAGTTCGGCAAGCTCACGAACGGTGTTTGGGATTGGGCGGCTGGAGGAATAGGGGACGCCGTCGACAACGCCGTCACGGCGCTCGGCAGTGACGCCCTGGCCGACGTCGACCTAGGTCAGAATATCCGCGACATATACAACGAGGACACCGGCCAAATGGTCGGCGACGCCCTCCTGAGCGCTGGCCTCGCGGCGATCCCCGGCGTCGGCGTTCCGCTGTCTATCGCCAAGTCGGCCGTGCAGAACGCGGACAGCCTGCGCGAGCTCGGCACCGGGGTCGACTCTGTGACGCTGGAAAAGCTCGATGACGCGGAGAGATACCTCGGCGGGGCGCTCGGCATCGGCTCCATCGCGCTCGACGCCGTTCCCGGCGTCTCCGCGCTAAAGTCGGCGAAAGCCGGCAACGAGCTGGTCAGCGACTATCTCGCCGCGTCGGCCGACGACATAGCCGACGTCGCCGCGAGGAACTTCGCTAAAGACATGGCCGGGTCGGTCGCCGAGGAAGGAGCGGAAGAGGCGGCCGAGTCCGTCGCCAAGGAAAGCGTCGGCGACGCTGTGAAGAACTTGGCCGACATGATCCCGGAGACGGCATCGGACGCAACCTCCGAGGTCATCGAAAAGGCGACGGGCAACGCCGTCGATTCCTCCATCGCCGACTATGCCGAAAGGCTTGGCCTCAGCGAGAGCGTCGTGAACGCCGTCAAGAGCGTCGACGACGCGGGCGGAACCGACTTCAACCAAGCAGTGCGCAACCTACGGCTCCTCGACGCGGCGAACGACGAGATCGGCAAGGCCGCCGTCGGAAGCCGCGTCGGCGGTGACTATGCGCAGAACCGCGTCTACGACGCGCTGCAGGCCATGGCGAAGGACGCTGGGACAGAAGCCCCGACGCCGAGCAAGCGCCTCACCGAGCAGATAGCCGAGGCGCTTGAGGATCAAGGGCGGGCCAGCTCGTTCTCCGCCAACGTCGACGAGCGCCTCCGCAGCACGCTCCCCGACATGTTCCGCAACGTCGGGGAAGCTGCCCATCAACTCGGGACGGGCCACCCCCTGAATGCCGTGAGGGCGGCGACGGGGCGCATGCCCGACCAACAGCTCAACAACATCGTGCAGCAGCTCGGCGCGCGCAAGCTCGGCGAGGAGGCTGCCGAGTCGATCACGGGGCAAGCCGCCAACGGCAAGGAAGCCGTCAAGAGGGCCGGCTCGAAGATCGGCATGATGACCGCACAAGCACTCGCGCCATGGGCCGCGTACGTCGCCGGGTCAGCTTCTGAGGGCAACAGCCTGCCTGATGCGGTCGCTACCCTGCTCTCCCCAGGCGAGGACCTCGACGACTTGAGCGATGGCATCAGCCTGCCCGAGTCCATGGAGCTCCTCGGCAGGACCGTCAACCTGTCGAACCCCGCAGGCCTGGCCAGCCTGATGTCCCGTTACAGCGCGACCGGCGCCTCTGGGAATGGGGCGAACCTCGCAGCGAAGATGAGCAACGCGTTCCGTGCAGGACAGCGGGCCGGGAGCAACGTCGGCGCGCTCGACGACGTTGAGAGCCAGGACGAGCTGATGTCCAGGCTAGAGTCACTTAAGGCGGTGTGATAATGGCGAACTTCTTAGACGCGCTAAAGAACGCGATGGGCCTTGGCATGACGGAGGGGAAGTCGAGCTCTGGCGGGAAAGGCCTCGTGTCGCAAACGGCGCAACAGAACAAGTCGACTGGTCAGACGTCCAGTTCTGGCAGGCAGCTCGGCACGAGCGGTACCGGCAACGTCAGACATGCCCGTTGGAACGGGCAGGAAAGCGACGCTAGCAAGACGGCAGAGGCGGCGAAGTCGGCGGTCGAGAACGCCCGCACGGTCGCGCCTTCGTCCTTCAAGAGAGGCGCGTCTCGCGAAACGACGGACAGCTCCGCCGCGCCGGCGACGTACGACAACTCCTCTGACCGCGTCGATAAGACGGTCGAGTCAAAGGACACTGGCAGCTCTTTGCAGAAGACGTTGAACGAGCTGTCCGGCGAGGAAGGCTCGTTCTCAGCCATCGACTTGAACGAGCAGTACGACGGGGCCGCCCCGAAGACCGAGTCCTCCGCCCCCGTCGATCTGTACGGCTCGACGATCCTCGCCGTGAACAACACTGGGGATGAGGACGAGGATGAGGACGAGGATGAGGACGAGGACCAACAGACCGGTGAGATGTCAGAGGAGGACTATCTCGCCGCCCTGGAGTCCGGCGCCTTCGGCAACCAGTACGCGACGCAAACGAACACGTCCGACCAAGACGAGCTATTCGCCGCGTACGTCGCTGACCGTGGCCTCGATTACGACGGCTCGCTGTTCGATTGGATGGGGTACGGCAACGACTCTAGAAGCGAGCAGCAGTTCATCGACGACGTCGTCGATTGGTACAACTACGCCGGCGACTATTGGTATGAGGACGAGCTTGCGCTGGCGGAGGATGAGCTTCGCGCACAGATCGCCGAGGACATAACCCGTAACCTCATAGACGTCTATGTCGGCGAGGACACGAGCAACCTCCTTGACATCGTGGGAACCGACGCCGACGCCATCATCGCCATGGCGGACTATCTGGCGAACAGCGGCCAAGTGAGCCCTTGGAGCTCTGACAGCACCGAGGACTCGGCGAGCTACCCGATCACCAGCGCTTATTGGGACAGCGACACGCAGTCCATGACGGATGAGGGCATAGACGCCATAGCCAACCAGCTGCGCGCCACCTACACGATGCTCGCCCTCAACGACTACATCAACAACGGCGGCGCTGACTCCGGCGAAAAGTTCGGAATCTCCGTCGACGACCTCAACAAACTGGCGCTCGGCGTTGACTCCTACGGCATCGGCGAGGGCTACAATTACGACAAGTCGGGCACCTCGATGGGCACTGAGGACGACATCTACTCAATCGACCCCGAGTTCTATGAGGACTCGTTCAACTGGAACAGCATGGGCCTCGACGACCGCGGACTCGTCGACGCGCTCAGGAGCATCGGCATCGGCTACGCATAGGCGAGGAGGCTTGGATGTCCTACCGCATAAACGAGAAGAGGCCGCCCAGGAAACGGCGTGACGCGAAAGCGCTGACCACCCCCGGCGACATCTATGTGGTGAACGGCACAGCGACGCGCATCGCCGTGCCGTGCTTCTACCATGAGATCCATCCGGCGCTGCCGGCCGTGCTGCACGATAGGACGGTGCACGACTTCATCGGGTGGCCCTCTCCCGACTCTCCTGACAGGGTATGCCAAGAGCGAGACTTCGCCATTCCGACGGTGCCCGACCATCTCCCGATACCCGGGCACGGCAAGTACGCCCCGGCCGGGCCGGGAGAGCTGCGCCGTTACATCGACATGGGCGCGCTGTTCCCCGTGCACTTCAACGAGGAAGGCTACGAGAAGGTCACCGCCCGAGTCGCTTCCTCGATAAAGAAATACGTCAAAGTGAAGACGAGCATCGACGAGGAACGGGATTGGGTCATTCGTCTCGTTGTCACGGTAAAGAACCTCATCGATGAGATAGAGGACAAGCAAAAGGAGGAAGTCGGGGCCTACGGCGTGTACGCGTCCGGCCCCAACGGCTCGATACAATGCGTCGTCGCGGGCAGGATCCACGTCATGCCCGCCCTCTACGACGAGACGGACGAATAGGAGGGCATGATGAAACGCGACCAGCGACTGCGCCAAGACCGAGGGGTGCCGGACTGCGACGAGCAGATGCCGGTCATCTCGCACACGGGCAGGGGCCTCGCCGGCAATTCCTACAAGGTCGAGATCGACGACCCCGACTCGGAGTCCGAGACCCATCTCCATGGATATGTCTACGACTCTGCGACCAAGGAATGGGCGAGCGACTGGGTGAGCGAGAACATCAACGGCGGCAAGCTGAGCTATCAGTACGTGCTGCGCCCGCACACGATACCGCAGACGTTCACCATCACCTTCATCTATCGTAGGCCCGGCCGCACGGAATGGAGCTGGACGACCCCTGCCATCCCCTACGTCTGGACGATCGACGACGACGGCAACAGGGACGACCCCGACTCCATCGTCGGCTCCGGGGTCGCCACGCTCTTCATCAAGAAGACGACCGAGGAGAAGTGGACCGAGAAGCTCGTCTACCCCGACGGCACGACGCGCGAGGACTACAATGCGCCGGAGGCCGAGGAGGCGTGGACGGTCAATCTCAGCTTCGGGATAGGCGGCGACGTCGAGGTCCCGAACATCGACGACCTCGCCAAGATCCTCGGCATCACCGTGCAGGACATCTACAACATCATCGAGGACAAGCCGTTCACCATCGACGGCGTCGACTACGACGACCTGCGCGACTATATCGACAAGCGCGACCAAGACATGCTCAACCATTTCCACGACGACCTCGGGTTCCCCGACAAGAGCCTCGCCGCCGATGGCGGCGAGAAGACCGACGAGAAGCCGTGGCAGACGGTGAAGGAGTACGTCGACTGGCAAGTGAGCCAGCTCGCCAACAAGTACAACACGGCGCTTGCCGACATCCTCAACAAGGTCGTCGGCGGCGGCACGCTCAACGACGACGGCACCGTCACGTGGAACATCACCGACGGCAAGATAGCCATCGGCACCATCAACCTCTACAGCAACGCCACCGACGGCGACGACAACTCTGCCGTCATCCGCACGCATACCGGCACCGCTGAGAACGACATCCAGAGTAAGTAGGCGCAAGATGTCGTATTATCAACGAGCAACGCAGACCGGCGAGTGGGACTGGACGAGCGATACCACGAACTGGTTCCATTGCAAATGGGGCTACACCCTCGGCCTCACCATCGACGACGACGTGACCAACATCCATGCCGTCGTCGAGGAGGCGTACATAACGCCGACGCACGCCGAGGGCGGCGGCTCTGGTTTCTACAACTCCCTCGGCATCTGCTTCGACGTGCACAACAGCGGGTCCCATGAGCGGTACCTTCCTTTGGGCGGAGACACATGGGACAAGATGTCGGAGGACATCGAGTTCGCGTTCCAGGACGCGGGCTCCAGCGATTACGGCAACAAGATAATCGTCTGGTGCTGGCATAACGACGGCTCGGGCAATTACGGCGTGTCGGCCGCCAACACCGGCGTCTCCTTCGACATCGCCATCACAGAGGACATGAAGAACCCGACCGGCGGCATCAGCGCCACCATCAGCGTGCTCTCGCTCTGGAACAGGTGGCTCCGCTGGGACAGCAGCCACTCCGACGACCATGCCGTCACCGGGGTCGACCCGGGCTTCGTCAACCTCTCGGGAGAGTCGTTCGACCCACCGATCGACTGGAGCTACTACCCTTGGGCTATCCGCAAGTCAGGCGTTTGGAAGTCCCACAACCGCGAAGGCGGTTACCTCAAGTCGCGCGAGTCGGGCGAGTTCACAGACAGCAAGAATAGCTTGTACCCGCCGCCCAAGACGACTTATCGTAGAATCAATGGAGTCTGGCTGATGTGCCCAAAGATAGGAGAAGAGTGACATGCCGAGCCCTCGCGAGTACGGTGAGTTCGTCCGGCCCTACGTTGAGCCGGACTTCGGGGCGACCGACGCGGACGCGCAGCTGCCCCTCCTGTCGAAGATAGGGCGCGGCCCCGTCGGTCACGGTGTCGTGCCCGAAGTCGTGACCGACGAGGACGGCGGGTACTCCTTCGCCCTCGTCGACGATGAGACCGGCGAGGTTGTCATGAGGTCGCCGAACCTCGCGGCCGGGCGCGTGTCCGTCACGGCCGACCCTGCCAAGCCTGTGCCTGGCGAGACGGTGCAAGTCACTTTCCACATAAAGCGTTCCGACGCCTCGGAGGACTATACCGTCCTCGTGCCGTCCGGCATACAGGGGACGCGGTTCTATTTCGTGGAAGACACGGTGGCCGTCGCGGAGGACGGCGTGTATTCCTTTCCCCTCGGTACGCTCAACTATTATGGCCGCGTCGAATGGGAGGACAAGCCTGAGCCTCGCGTCAACGACTGCGTCGTGTTCCCGACGTCCGACGGCATCGTCTTCTCCACGATCGAGGCCTTGGAAAGCGACCAGGTCGTCGCCACAAGCCAAACCACGCTCGCCGCCCCTGTCTTGTCCATAGGGGACGACGGCTATTTCTACGTGAACGGCGAGAGCACCGGGGTCGTGGCAAAGGGTGACAAGGGCGACGACGGCTCACAAGGCCCCGCCGGCAAGGACGGTAAGGACGGCAAGGACGGCGAGAAAGGCGAGCGTGGGGCCAAAGGCGATGAGGGCGATAAGGGCGACAAGGGCGACGACGGCCTTCCGGCCTTGCTGAAGATCGGCTCCGTCACCGAGACGACCCAGCCGCAGGCCATGGTCACGCGCACCAACGCCTACACCAACGAATGGTCGATCGACCTGGGCTTGCCGCGAGGCGCCGACGGAAAGTCCGTCAACGTGCAAGGCGGCATCTACGACCTGGCCGACTTGCCGGACTTCGACGACACTGAGGTCAACTCCGCATTCGTGGTGTTCGACGAGGACGACAACAGGTACGATCTCTACATCAGGGGCTTCGACCCGGTCATCGCCGAGAAGGGCGGGCCTTGGACTGTGGTCGAGGATTTCCAAGGCCTGCAAGGCTATGGCATTCGGCTGCTCCCGAAGATCCTCATACCGGTCACCGGCGACGAAGTGCGCATCACCATCGAAGAGGCGCAGACCCAGGTCGTCCCGTCCAAGGGCATCCAGGACGGCGACCTCGCGCTCGACCGGCACGGGATCATCGGCGTCTTCAGCTCGGCGCGCGACGGCTCCGGCGACTATGTCGTGACCTATGCCAGCACGCTGTTCCCGCACGTCGAGAGCCCGAAGCTCTTGGAGTCCGACTGTCTTGTCGACGACATCCGCGTCACGGTCAACGACCTCATAGTCGCGCTCGGTCAGGCGCAGGTCTTGGCATACGACCTGCCCAGCAGGCTTGCCGAGACGTGCTCTTGCAGCGACATGAGGCTGGCCGTCAACGAGATCATAGTCGCCCTGCAAAGCCAGGGCATCCTATGATGAGCTTTTTCTTTCCGAGGATAGATGAAAGGAGGTGAACGAACATGGCTGCATCCACACAGATTCTGGGCAACCTCAAGCTCACTCAGACCGTCATGACAGGCTACACCGTCGACAGCAAATCCATCACAACCGAGATGATCGCCGACGATGCCGTCACTGCCGCGAAGCTTTCCGACGACCTTGTTAACCGTCTGACCACGCTCGAGGAACAGATCCAGGGCGTGACCGGCACCTTGCACTTCAGGGGCGTCGTGACCGCTTTGCCCGACAGCGGCGACTACGCCGTCGGCGACTTCGTGATCTTCGGCAACAAGGAGTACGTGTGCTCTGTCGCCTCTCCGCTCACTTGGACGGAGCTGGGCGACACGACCGCCACCGACCAGCGCGTCACCAATGCAGAGAATGACATCGACTCCCTTGAGAAGTCGGTCGATTCCCTGACAGCCAGGGTGTCCGTCGTCGCACAAGAATCGCCGTCGGTCCTCACTTCCGCAAACACTGGGAATGAGATGATGACGACGATCAACAGCATCATGAGCAAGCTCGTCGCGGCGGGCGTGTTCACGTCGTAGCCAGGATTGGAGTCGAGGTATGCCCCCTTCAGGATTGTGGCAACAGGCGCAGCTTGCCAACCAGCTGCAAGGGACTAGGTTCGTGAAAGGCTATGAAGGGGCAATGTCCTGTCCTTGCCTTCCCGGCCGGACCCTCTTGATGGACGAAGACGAAGACGTCTTCTACATCAAAGAGGTGTCCGGCTACGGGAACGCGACGATCAGGCGCTTCAGGTTCGAGGAAATCCCAGAGCCGAAGCAGCCCGAGTACGTCACCAAGGACGAGTTCGATGAATTGAGGCGTCGCTATGAATTCGCTCTATCGAGGATCGAGTCCCTTGCCGGGAATGAGCCTGCCAGAAATTCTGCGCCTAGTCCGTCAGACCTCGCCGCGACAGGCTAAGGCTGAAGTCGAGCAAATGCTTCAATCCGGGCAAATAAGCCAGTCGCAGCTCTCTGAGGCCATAGCCAAGGCAAAGGAGATAGCGGCGATGCTAGGAATAAGTTAGGAGGTGACAACATGAGCGAGACTTCACCTGCCGACATCGCGGCAGTCATGCGCGACAATGACGGCCTTGGAGGCAACTCCGGTGTCTGGGCCATTGTTCTCATCATCATAGCCGCGATGTTCGGCGGCTTGAACAATCGCACTAACGAGAGCGCCGTGACTGAGGCCGACCTGTGCAACGTGAACAACTTCAACGAGCTGCAATCCTCGGTCGGGCGACTCAGCGACAGCGTCTCCACCAATGCGCGCACGACCGACAACGCGTTCTCGACGCTCGGTTACACGATGCAGACGCTTGTCAGTGGCATCAAGTCGGACATTGCCGACCTCGGCACGGCGATGACTGCCCAAGTCCAAGGCGTCAAGGACATGATTCAACAGAACAAGATAGAGTCCCTGCAATCGCGCATCAGCCAGCTCGAGCTGCAGAGCGCGACCGCCGGCATCCCGCGCTACCCCAACGGCTTCACGTACAACGCTGGAAGCAATCCCTTCTGCTCCTGCGGCACAGCCTGCGGGACGGCGTTCTAAGATCCGTCTATCTTCGGAAAGCTTTGGGGGAGGCTCAGCCTCCCTCTTCTCATGGAAGCGAGGAAAAGAACATGGCCTGCAAGACGATCGGCCGTTTTGTCACCAGCGCGAATCCGGCGCTCGCCGTCGCCGAGGGAGACAGCATCCCACTCAACAAGTCGACCGTGTCCAACAACTGCGTCTCGTGCAATGACGGCGCGACCATCACGATTACCGCCCCAGGCGTGTACCAGGTTTTAGGCAACTTCACCTTCGCTGCGACTGCGGCAGGCAACGTCGAGACGCAGCTCTACCGGAACGGCAACGCCATTCCCGGCGCGCACGCTATCAACACGGCAGCCGCTGCGGGAGATGGCGTGTCCCAAGCGATGTCAGCCGTCATAACCGTTCCTGCCGCGTCGCCCTATGTGACGGTCTCCTTCAGGGCCGAGGTCGCCACATCCGTCGTCATCGCGAACGCCATCGTGACTAAGGTGGCATAACATGAGCAAGCTTATGACCATTCTCGAGCAAATGCATGACGAGGCGCGCGGCGCCGAGGAGTATGCGAAGTGCGCCGTTCACTGCGCTTCCTCAGACTCCGAGCTTGCAGATGCCTACATCTCTATGGCAAAGACGGAGATAGAGCATTTCGCGAAGCTTCAACGACATGCCGTCAAGCTCTGTCAACAGCTGAAGGCGGCGGGGCACGACATGTGCGAAGAGGTGTATGCTCATTGCGAGTCGCGCGACCTCGTGCACATCGCTGAGGCGAAGACGCTCATAGACGACTACAGATAGGCGGTAAAAAAATGTCAGAAGTAAAGCTTGGCGACATCGCCCTCGACGACGCGCTCATATATGACTGGCACCCGCGCGACCTCACGACGGTGCTCGCGGACGAGATAGCGAGCGGCCAGACCGTCTACGACGCGCTGCATGACCGCAACACCAACAACGACTACACCGGCTTGCGCATCGGCGACTACATCGAGGTCCCGTTCTCCGACCCAGCGAGCGCCGTCGTGTCCGTCACCTCGAAGCGCTTCCTCCTTGCGGACGTGAACCCGTATTACCAGTGCGGGGACACGGCGAACGCGCGGCACATGGTCTTCATGGCAGACACGCCCGTCGCCGTCGCGTCCTCGCATCCTGGCGCGGTGAACACATCCTATCTGCAATGGAACACCACCGACACCAACAACGGCACCTCGACTGAGTCGAGTCCGTACCTTGCCAGCAACCTCAAGACTTGGGAGACGAACTTCTACGGCGTCCTCCCTAACGAGCTGCAGCAATACCTCATCGACGCGCGCGTGCTACTTGAGACCCGCTATAACTCGAGTAGCGCGCTCACTGAGTCCACGGGATGGAAATGGGCCAACCTCGGCAAGGTCTTCTCCTTGTCTGAGAAAGAGGTATGGGGATGCCATGAGTGGAGCCAGCAAGGTTATGGCGGCGGAATCGACCGTCAAATGCGCATCTTCCGGGTCTGCCCGGGCAATGTCTTGAACGGCTCGCGCTGCGCCTGGTGGCTCCGTTCCCCGCGTTCCGGCTCTTCGTCCAGTGTCTGCATTGTCCGCGGCTACGGCTATGCGGACTGCTATGCGGCCGCGCTTGTCTGGGTCCGCCCGCGCCCGTGCTTCCTCCTAGGCTAGCGTAAGCTAGCCGTAGCCCTGCTCTTTAACGGGGCGCGGCCTCGCGCCGCGCCCCTCAATCGAGAGGTGGTCGCCGTTGAGCGGCGTTTACAAAAGGAACAGGAGCCTCAGCTCCTGTCAGTTCTATATGGGCTCCGTGAAAGTGAGGGCTGAGGTCATCAGGCTGTCCGCGTCTAACGCCATCCCAAAGAGCCAGCGTTTCACGTTTGTCCAGCCCATGTGCATGTCAGCGAGGGATGCCGTCTATAACATTGTGCGCAGTAATGCTTTTTATCCGAACACGGACGAAAACGTCTATTGGCGCAAATACTATCTCACGCTCGCGATAGCAGACCTCAATATGCTGCTACAAGACATGCAATGCCTCCTCGTCTCAGGCTCTAACGTGTCGCCGTCCAGGCTGGAGCGCATTGTCGAGATGATCGACGATGAGGTCGTGCTGTTAAAGGCGACGCGCAACAAAGTCAAGAAAGTGAGATAGAATGAGGGCACGGCGTTCCTTGCATCGCGCTACACCTGGTGGCTCCGTTCCCCGCGTTCCGGCTCTTCGTCCAATGTCTGCAATGTCAACAACAACGGCAATGCGAACTGCAATGCGGCCACGCTTGACTGGGTCCGCCCGCGCCCGTGATTCCTTTTCGCCAGTCCGTGCAGGCTCAGCCCTGCGCGCCGCGCACATGAGGAAGGAAGGGACGTCGATCGGGCCTCGGCCCGTGAACATATGCCCCGCGCGCAGGACGGCCCGCTTCTTGCATGGCCGGGAAAGCGCAACCCGGTTTCATCGTCCCTGCGCAAGCAGTTACAGCGCGACCCTGACAAGGGAACTGCGCGGGGCACCCCTTTGAACTCAGCTGAAAGGCATGCCGCCCGCCGCGAGAGACGCGACGCCAAACGCGCTGCGAACAAGGCAAGGCGCATAGCCGACTGCACGTTGGAGGCTGTGGCGGATTACGACAACCTATGCGAATCCGCCATGCTCGCGGCACGTGGCGTCAGCTGGAAACACGACGTCCAACAATATATGCTCGACATGCTCCGCAATTGCCTGCACGCTAAGCAAGACCTATTGAACGGCAAAGACATCAAGCGTGGATCGGTTGAGTTCGACATTTACGAGAGGGGCAAGCTCAGGCACATCTCGGCCGTGCGCTTCTCTGAGCGCGTTGTCCAGAAGTCTCTTTCCCGCAACGTGCTGACCAAGTCTCTATGGCCGACGATGACGCCGGGATGCTCGGCCAACATAACATGCCGTGGCACCGACTACGCCATAAGACGTCTGAAAAGACAGCTCGCGGCATATCGCAAAAAGCATGGCCCAAGCGGCTATATCCTCCTAATAGACTTCAAAGACTACTTCGGCAGCGTCGATCATGAGACAGCAAAGAGGCATATAACCGAAAACGTCGACGACCTTGGCGCGCTGAGCTTGACGTTCGACCAGTTAGACTCCAACAGCGACAAGGGACTTGCGCTCGGCAGCGAGCCGAACCAGACAATAGCAGTCTCACTGCCGTCGGCCATAGACCATATGCTGGAATCCTATCCAGGCATAAAGGCGTCAGGTCGCTACATGGACGACAGCTACGCCATCGCGCCCTCTAAGGAGACGCTGCGCTCAGTGCTGCTCGAAGCAAGGCGGATATGCGCAGAGCTGAACCTCGACGTCAATGAGAAAAAGACGCACATAGTCAAGTTGTCGCGTGGATTCGTCTTCCTGAAGAAAAGATTTCGCTATGAGAAGCATGGGCGCGTGACGGTCAGGCCGTGCCGTTCCTCGATAGCTCGGGCAAGGCGCAGGCTCCGCAAGCTCGGGGCCATGGTCAAAGACGGCGTGATCGACAGGGACAGCTTCGAGGAGTCGTACCAGTCGACGCGCGGGCAATGGAAAAAGCTCGACGCGCACAGGACGCTCATGGAGTTTGACCGCTTGCACCGTGAATTGGTAAAGTCTTTCGACAAAGGCGGTGATGAGCAATGAGCAGAGGCACCTCGGCATACGGAGTAACGAACAACCAACAAGGCGTGAATCCCTATGCCGTCGATCAGACGACATCGACGAGCGATGGGGGCAGCAGCGGCTCAAGCTCCAGCGGCGGTTACTCCGGCTACAGTTACGGCGGGTCCGGCGGCAGCGGCGGCTCAGGCGGCTCTTCCGGCCCGACGGATGAGCAGCAAGAGGCAGCCAAACTCATGGGCGACATCGCCGGACAGAATGCCCAGACGATACTCGACGCCTATGACAACGCCGATAAGATGTACGACACGGCCGACCAAATGTCGAAGAGCTTGTCTGAGGCCAACATAAAGAACGCGCGACAGACGGCCAGCGGTGATTGGCACCGCCAGATCAGCAAGCTCCAGAAGGTCGTCTCCGAGATGAACAAGAAGATGGGGCAAGGCTACTATGGCTCTAATCTCCAGAACGTGCGCGACATCGTCGCCACGGCCGACGACCAAATCGACGCCGAGACGCTGGACACGCAGCGCTCGAACGTGAACACCATCCTCGGCGACTTGTTCGAGTCCATGGCGTCCAACGTGAACTCGCGCAACGAGCAGGCGATGAAGACCCAGAACAGCTTATGGGAGATGTTCACCGACTATGTCGCTGACATGAACAACATCCATCCAGACCTCGCGTCCGGCTATGGCACTGGGGAAGGAAAGCTCAACCTGGACAGCGCGCCGTCATGGCTCGACCAAGACTTCTTCTCGACGCACTTCACCGAGGCGCTGACCCCTGAGTTCCAGGGGCTGTACCGTCCCGACCGCGCGACCACGACCGCCGAGCAGGCCGGGCTGCGCGGCCATGACAACAACACCGAGGGATCCACCAACACGGATTATTGGTCTAGAATAGCCGCAGGGTATGACAACAGGAAGGTGCAAGCATGAGTTTCAAAGAGGCTATGCAGAACGTCATGGGGAAGTCGAAGAAGAAGATCGACCCCAAGGCCGCTGCGGCGATCGTCGCCAATGCCAGCCGCAACGCGAGCCCGGCCGCCAAGAAGGCGAACCCCAAGCTCAACAAGGTGGCCGGGAAGGGCAAGCCCGTCTCCGCCGGGAAGGGTAAATCCGTCTCCGTCGGCAAAGGCAAGGCCGTGCCGATCGACGCCGTCAAGGCGAAGTCCAAGGGTGGACGTCGCTGACATCGTCGAGGAGGCCTTCGCGGCCGTCCTCAACGTCAAGGACTTCACTGTTCCGGAGGAGCTGGAGCTCGAGAACATCGAGTCCTGGCTCCTCCGCTCATTGAGCAGAAAGGAGGCTGGCCCATGTCCTATGGCCTCACGCCAGCAGAATTCGTCCAACAGGTCTATTACCAGCAAGAGAAGGTCCTGCTCGACTTCTACCCGAATGACGACAAGTACCGGGAAGTCATAACCGAGCTGAATTTCGTCCTCCAAGAATTGCAGAAAGAAGAGGACTGGTCATGGCTCCGCGAGCGCATAGAGCTCGGCACGACCGAACCTCAGCCGGGCGAGCAGATCCCCGAGTACGAGTTCCCTCGATGGGTATACAAACCCAGCACAAAACATGGCGACAACCTGCATCTTTACCCCATGGACAGAGCTGGGCGCATCAACGAGTGGGACAGGATCGACGTCTCATGGGGCAGCAAGGGGCAGGTCAACCTTCATCGGCAGATGCAGCGCAACTGGTCCGGCCGCGTGCTCATCCCAGACCGCAGGCTCATAGCGGTCAACCTCGGGGACACTGTAACATTCAACAGGCCGCTCGTCGGGCGTGAGCTTCATTGCCTGGCTGTATGCGACGTCCAGCGCAGGCTCGAGCCTGTCCACGTCATGGACAGGGACGGCGAGCTCGACGAGGACGGCCTTGACCCAGACGCCCCGAAGCGCATCTTGGAGGAAGTCCCCGACCCCAACTACGTGGTCGTCCGCACCGCAGCCCTCCACGCGTCTGGCTCGCCGCCCGCGCAGGCCAGGGTGCAAGAGCTGACCGACGCCGCGCAGAAACTGCTCTCTGCCATGAGGCAGAACGACAACGAGGCGACCGAGCCAGACGTGCTCGAGCGCTGCGACTTCGGTTTTTGGAACGTGATGTAGATGGCTAAGAAGCGCAAGAGCACGGCGACGCAAGAGGCTATCTCGGCGTCCGAGCCGAAGATACAGCAATTCCGCCAATGGTCGGGGGTCAACGTCAAGGAGCACCCGCCGCTCTGGCAACCGCAGAACGAGGACAACAGGCCCAACCAGACCGACGCCGCGTTCAATTACCTCGTCGTGCAGGACAACGTGTTCACGACGTCCAGCAAAACGTTGGAGTGCCGCGACGACACGGTGACCGTTCACCATGCCCCCGACGACACGAAGATGACGGACGTCGCCTGCCTCTGGCGCAGCCGCATGTTCGTGGCTATGGAGGACGGAACCATCCGTTACTTCGACCTTGGGGACGACGTGGACGGCGCATGGGTCAACGTCCCGTTCACCGACCCCGACGGCGGGGAGGTCGGGCGTTGGGCGTCGATCAACTACTATGCCGACACGCTCATCTGCTTCACCGAGCAGTCCGAGATATTCATCAGCTCCAACGGCATCGAGTCCGTCGGCACCGACGGCATCAAGAGCTACCCGCGCATCGCCGACCCGACAGACGCGCCGAAGCTGGAAGCGAAGGGAAAGCTGGAAGAGCAGGAGTCGGGCACCGGGACGTCGCGCGTGCAGATCTGTTACACGTACACCAATGTCTTCGGCAACACGCTCGCCTCGGACTGGGCCACCATCTGGGTGAGCGCCGGCCCCGTCGAGTGGTCGAGCGCGCAATACCTCAAGATCTCCGGCACCGCGCCGACGGGCAAGTTCATCACGGGCGTTGACATCTATGAGGCGGACGAGGACAACAGTGACGCCATATTCGCCGGCCACGTCGACCTCGACGACGGCGGCGACTGGTCGTTCAACTGGCTCGGCGCGCTCATGGACACGTCGGTGTGGACGAACGTCGCGCTGTCCATCCCGACGGAGAACTCGACCAAGGGCGTCAACGCCAAGTACATGGAGCATCACGATGGCAGGCTCTACTTCTGGGGCGGCGACCAGGAGTACAGATTGTGGATCGGCGGCAACGCGGGTGCCGAGCTGTCCGTCGCCCGAGGCCTCGGCGGAGCGTGGGTGGACATCGAGCCGGGCACGGGCACCGTCGTCCACGGCACCGCCAAATACAAGACGAGCTCTGGCTCTACCATCGTCACCGTCATGTGCGGCAACGTGAACACGAACCAGATCAAGCGCTACAACCTAGTCGAGACAAATGTCAGCCTAACTAATGAGTTAACAACTAAGGGCTACATGTACGAGGAAGTGTCGAACGTAATAGGCTGTAACTCCCGTTGGGGATACGGTGTGTTCGAGGACGGTCTCTATGCCCTGAACCGTTACGGCCTCGGCGTCACGACGATGGCGATGGAGTACAGCTCGCAGATGCGCGTGAACTGGGTGAGCGATGTGGTGCAGCCGGTCTTCACGTCCGTCCTGAGCCACCGGCTCAACAACTCGCGCATGGTCTACATAGACGGCGTGGCGCACATCATCTTCGCCGAGGAAGACGACGACTCTCCGTACCTCGCGACCGTCGTCCTTTGTTACGACCTGACGCAGAAGGCCTGGTACACGTACAGCGTGCCGGAGGCGCGACACCTGCTTCACGCCATGCCCATCGACTACGAGGGAGAGTGGGAAGGGCTGGGCCTCGTCTGCGAGGATACCGTCTACATGATCCCGACGACCGGGCCGCGCGAGCACACCGCGCCGAACTACGTGAGCTACGTCGAGACCGGTGAGCTGGCAATCAGGACGCCGCCGCACCAGACGCACTACATCGCCCAGCTCCAGCTCAAGTTCGACTGGTTCGTCGGCGAATGCGACGTGGACGTCTACGGCATGGACTACTACGGGCGGGCCGTGCACGCCAACAAGCACATCAAGAGGGATACCTGCGTGCGCGACCTGAGCGAGTTCATCCGCCTGGACTGGTACCTCGTCACTTACCATGTGATAATTCGCGGGAAGGCCAAGTACCGGCTCTCGCAGATACTCGCGAAGGTGTGGTCGCAGCCCTACCGCATCAACCTTCCCTACGGTTACGACGACCTCAACGAGTACGTCGAGGCGCACGGCCGGCACGGCACCGAGAATCATTACATCGATTCTTACAACAACCTGGAGCGCGTGATTCTCACATAGCTTCGCCTTACAAAAAAGATGCCGCAGGCGTCGAAAGGAGACCAACTCCGCCTGCGGCATTCTTTAGGGGAGGCGCCTGGGACGAGAGCGCCACGAGGACAATTATACCACGGCGTTCTCTTGCCGTGACGTGCCCGGTCGTCGCTTCTCTTTTTCTGCCTGGAGATAAGCAGAGTACATGTCCAGCCAATCATCGAGGAACATGGTGACCTTCCATTCGCCGCGCATATCGCCCTTCCTGCGGCTCGCGTTCTTGCGATGCATGACGACGGGCCTCGTACAGTCCGCCGCCGCGTCGCGGGAGCTTTGTTCCATGGCGGCATCGAGGTCGAGCCTCTCGACGCGCTTGCACTCTATGTGCACGTCGGGCAGCCCGATCACGTCGTCGTCCCCGATCGCGGCGTTCTTTCCTCGGCCGACCTTCTGTTGACCGCGCACGCACATGAAGCCGTTGTCGCGCAATATCCGGGCGAGCTCCAGCTCGCCCTCCTTGCCCTTACGCCTGCTGTTCGTCATGCTGTCCCTCCCAAGCGTCCAAAGCGTACTGAATGCATTGGGCCGCTTTCCTCATGTCCTCGCTCCCGTTCTTCACCGGCGCGCGCCAGATGTATTTGAGCGCGCAGCATAGCCAGTAAGAAACCTCAGAGCAGAGGCCGACCTTGTCGTACCCGACGGCCATCGATGCCATGGCGTCGCGGCAAGTGACCTTGCCGTCGCCGTCGTAATGCTCAGGCCTGCTCACAGGGTCGAAGGAACGATTCGTGCATGCCATGCTCTCCCCCCTCACGATAAGCTCGACATCGTCCGTATACATGAAACCATATTTGCAGGCGCGGAACATTACTCTTTCTTCTCGTCCAGGCTCATCCATTCGGGCCGCACATACGTCGTCTCGATGGCCGGCCTCGTCGGCTGCGTCTTCCTGCCGCCTGTGCGCCCGAGCACCATGTCCATCGCCTTCTGCCGCTCCTTCCTTGCCGCCGGGTTCTTCCCGCACGGCGCGTAAGCCACGTACACGACGGCCTTCGCCAAACCTATTATACATGGGTCCAGGGGGGAGACAAGTATCTGTTCGTTTTGCGTGTAATCGAGCACATCCTCTATGGCGTCGCCGAAGTAATTCGCGTACCCTTCGCGCTCATCCTCGTTGGGCACGGTGCCGTCGACGCGGTTGACGATGGACGCGATGGCGCCGACGTCCTTCTCGAATATCGCGTTGAACACCATCGACGCGGCGAGGTAGGTGCGGGCGTTGCCCGCCCCGTCATGAAGCCTCGCTATGTCGCCGACCGTCCTGTTGAGCACCATCTCGGAAAGCATGGCGTCCAGCCCGGAGACCGGAGGCTTGCCGCCGTTGACGAGCGCAAGGTCACTGCGCTTCCTCGTGTGAGCCGTCATGTTCCTCTTTCAACTTTCTCTGGTACTCGGCGTTCTTGGCCCTGCCCTGCTCACGCCGCAGGGCCATGTTGTAGTCCGTCCTCGGATTGCGGGCATGACCTGGCTGCAGGTCGTCGGCGTACTCGTACATGTTGTGCATGTTCGGCGTGCGCCCTTGTTCTAAGAGCCACTCTATGCGGAGCCGGAGCGAGTACGGCATCGCCTTCTTGTACCTCGTCGGGGACAGGGAGTAGATGTAATGGTGCACTTTCCTGCCGCGCACGCTGCCCTCTTTTTGGATGCGCCCGGAGTAATGCCGCATGAGACGGGACAGCCTGTACCCTAGGCCGAAGTCCTTCTTCTCGTACTTGCGGCCGTACAGCAGCTCGAACATCATCGGCATCGTGTAGCGCCGGAGGTTGTTGTATTTCTTGCCCGTCTTGCGCCAGCACCCTTCCTCGATGTTGTACTCGATGAACGACCGCAGCATCTGCTCCAACTCGTAGGTGTCCTGGTCGTAATAGTTTTTCCACTGCTCGTCGGTGCGCAGGTACGGCACGGCATCGTAGTCTGGGCTCGGCTCCTCGCGCACGTCGGCGTCCAGCCGCCAGCCGTCAGAAGCCGACGTAGTATTCCGCCTCATCCCGTTTCCTCTTCCTTTTGCGCATGGTGATGGGCCACGCGTCGTCCTCGTCGTCGGGATCGGGGTCGTCGTACCCGACGTAATAGCCGAAATCCAACTTGATCGAGCCGTCGGCGTTGAGCTTCAGGTACTCCATCTCGCCGATGCCCATCGCCGCATAGCGAAGCGCGTCCATGAGATGCGAGTACCTGTTGTGCATCGGCCTCGGCGACCAGTCGTCCGCCTTCTCCAAGCGCTTGTACTCATAGTTGTTCAAGCACTCGAGGACATAGTCGCACCTATCGGAGTTGATGACCATGTTGGGCATGAGGTTGCGGACGAGCTGGATGCCTCGGTCGATGCGCTCCTTCTCCAAGGCTCGCCAATTGATATTGGGGAAGACTCGCCTCACCTCGTCGATGGGAGCCTCGGACGATGCGGAGCGGTCGGAGTCCCAAGGCAACAGCCCCATGCGTATGAGGTGGAAGTACGGCCTCTGCGCGAGATGGGCGACCACGTCCACCAGGGCCAGGCCGCGCTCCTCGATCCAGTCGTAGACGATCATCCGGCCGTTGTAGTATTGAAAGACCAGCCCGGCCGTCGCGTCCGTCATCTTGTCCTTCGACGATATGTCGAACGCGACGTACACGGGACGCGACGAGTCGAGGTTCATCCTGCAGTAGCGCCCCTCTTTCTGCAGCTGCTCGACGGCCTGATAGACGAGGCCGGCGTTCACGACTGTGAAGTCGCACTCGTTCTCCTGGTAATAAAGGTTGAGGTTGCCGTAGGCTCGAAGGTACTGGTCCTTCAGCTTCTCGACCTCCTCGTCGTCGTAAAGGCGGACGTACTCCCCGTCACCGTTCGCGACCCACAGGTCCTGGATACGCTTCTTGTCGACGTAGATCCATGTGTCGCCCACATCGACGTGATGCTCCCCCGGGAAGTCTGCAGGGTCCTCCTTCCCGGTATAGGTCTTCAGCAGGTCATAGAAGACGTTCTTCATGCCGCGCGGCGTGCCGTTCATGTAGACGCGCAGCGGCAGGCCGCGAGCAAGCTTGCGCTCCCAAATGGGCGTGATGTACTTGAACGCGTCACGCCCGTAGAGGCTCGCCTCCGACACATAGAAGTTGTCGTACGACGAGCCGACGAGCTGCTGGTCGTTCAAGAAGCCGATGAACTTGATGCGGCTCGGCGCCATATCGCCAGGGTTGTTGAGGAGGTAAACCTCCTTCGGCGTCTCCTTAACGTCGATCATGTCGTCCGGGTAGTCCATCCAGAATGTGCGGCCGTCGATGTACTTCTTGAAGATGTTGTTCGTGATCCACACGTTGTCCAGGCCAACGTACGCTGTCTGCTGGCCGGCCGACTCCCACGACGTGTACAGCGCGTGCTCGATGTCGTCCGCGTCCTTGCCGGCCTGACGCGCCCAGAGCTTCACGTAATAAGTGTATTTGCCGGACGCCCTGCGCTGCCAGGCCTCTTGCTGGTGAGGCCACGGGCGATAGAACCTCGGTACCTCAATCCTTGTCTCGCGCACTTCGCATCCAGTCTGTCAGCTTCTGCTTCGAGGCGAAGGCCGGGCCGACCCGCTCGCCGGTCTCGGCCTTCGCCAGATACCATGCCTCGGTCCATGCGCCGCCGGACGAGAGCCGGTAGCACCGCTCCGCGCGGTACAACCCGAGCGGGATGTCCCTCGCCCTAGGCAGCATCCTCTGCCTTGCCCTCGTCAAGGCGCCAACGCTCCTGCATCATGGCGCTGTTGATGCGCTGCGCGTTCTCGCCGAACGGCCGGACGGCCGAGAACACCATGTAGTCCTCGAAGACGTTCGTCCATTGCGAGTACTTGTCGCAGCGTCGGAGCAGGTCGGAATACGGGTCGACGAAGACCTCGGGCACGACGCCGAAGTCCTCGGCCTTCCACGCCGCAATGCGCTCCTTGACGGCCTCATGGACCGACCTCACCTCGGCGACGATCTCCGAGACCCACTCGACCGAGACGAGCTCCGTTCCTTCCTTGAACATCTCGTCGAAGCGCGCCTTGATGCCGATCCACGTGTCGGCCCTAGAGTCCTGCGCGATCGCGCTCTCTGCCTTGAACAGCTCGGCCTTGCGGTACTCCTCGAAGACCTCCTCGTATGAGCGGTCGTCCTTCGTCTCCACCGACGACTTGCCCTTCTTCTTCTCCGTCATCGCTTGCTGCCCCTTCTCTCCTTGCGCATCTGCGCGTACATTCTCATGGCCTCGTCCAAAGTGCGAGGCTCCTTCTGCTCGTTGACAGCCGACTCGCTGCCTCGGCTCTGCATGTCCATGGCCGGCGACTTAGAGGGCACTGAAGGCTCAGGCTTCTGAGAGGCGGGCTTGCTCGAAGCATACCTGCTCGCGATCTTGCACGCCTGCTCTGCAGCGCGGTCGAGGTCGCATGAGTACCCGACCAGCTTGCCGTTCTGCATGATGCCATACGGCTCGATCAGGTCGTCGAGCACGGCGCGCGCGTCCTCGTCCATGGCGTTGTAGGTGGGCGCGAACTGCATGAGCCTCGCGGCCGGCGCGGCGTCCTTCGCGAAGCGCTGCTCATTCTGCCTCACGAGGTTCTGGTACTCGGTGTCGATCGCCTGGTTCATGGAGTCGATCCACCCCATCGCGTCGGCCCGCGACTGGAACGGGCGGCTCGGGTCGTCCGGGTTCCTGAAGCTGACGACGCCGCGCTGCTCGTCCTTCTCGTACAGGTCGGCGATGGTGAACTTGCGGATACCGTTCTTCTTGAACGTCTCGGTCGCCGCGCTGCGAGCCTGCTGCTTGACCGAGTTGAGGATGTTCTGCCCGACGCGCCGGTAATCCGCGTCATCGTAGTCTAGTCCTGCATCAGGGACATCAGCCTCCTCGTCGTCAACTGGAGCTCCGCCACCGTCATCTGGCTCTCCGGGGGCATCGTCGGCTGCGGGCTCCCCTGTCTCCTTTCCGTCTTCCAGATTTCCTTGAGCCATGTCCTTGTGGCTCTCTCTAAGGATCGCAAAAGCATCCGAGAGATCGCGCGGGTCAGCGACAGCCGCAACCTCCTGAACATCCTCGACCTCCCCGTCACCAATCAAATCCGGGCTCGGCATCTTGCTCCTCCTCCTCTTCTTCCTTGTCCTCGATCTCCGACTCGACCAAAGCTATCATGTGCCTGACCCACTGGTTGCGCATGATGCAGAACACCAGCTCCTTGCGCTCTTTCGGGTACTCGGTCTGGCCGGACAGCTCCATCTTCCTGTAATAGCGCAGCAGCCAATCGAGGTCGTCCGCATGTTCCAGCGTGGTCAGGCGCTTCGTCCCCATGAACTTGCGGAGCTGCTGCAGCACGTAACCGTACTCAACCAGCCTGTCCTCGACCGACATCCCGGAGTTCAGGTCAAGCTCCTTGTACTTCTCGAGCAGGCGCGGATAGCCGTCCGCCAAGCTCAGCGTGGCGAACTCCTCGTCTTCCAATCTTTTACGGAACTCATCGGCCATGTGCGCTCATATCTGCGCGAAGGCGACTCTCGCGCCGTCGCATGTTATCGACTCGCCGAGCACGACGCGCAGCCTCTCGAGAGGGCATGGCCGCTCTATGAGCAAGGTGTCGCCCTCTCTCGTCACGGTACAGTCCTCGGCCGCCTGCCGCAACGGCGTGCGCGCCAGCGACCCCCCGTTCCACGTCAGCCTCATATGCCGGCCTTCCTTTTCTTGGCCTCCAGCTCCTCGATCTCAGCCATCACAGCATGCGTCAAGCCGACCCTCACGCATGTGAGGCCGGTCAACATGAACATCGCCCCGGCCACATCGAGGAAGCGGCCCTTGAACTGCTCGTAATAGCCGGACTGCATGAGCGCGTCCTTGACGTTCGGGAAGCGCTGGTGCGTCCAAAGGTACCCGTACTGCCCACGGAACGTGACGACCGGGAACATGTCCATGTCCGGGCGGAACACGATCCCGGCGTTCTCCTTCGGCAGGCCGGAATGCGCGACGGTGTGCCGGCCGGTCTTGCCGGTCACGCGGTACGTCCCGGTGTACAGGTCCTTCTCGGCCGGGATGGACCCGCCCATCTCGAACTGCGTCTTGAAGGACTTCTCCTCGACCGACACCTCCTCGCCGAGGTCCTCCTCGTAGCCGAGCAGCTGGATCTTCGTCTGCGCCATCTCGGGCGAGAGCAGCACGGTCTTGCCCTTGTACTGCTCGATGCCCTGCTCCGGGACGTTGAGCCCGCGCTCCACGCGTACCGGCTCTTGAGGCACGGGCACATGCTCCTCAAGCCGGTCCTCGATCTGCTGCCTCGGCGTCGGCGGCTGCCAGTCGAGCTCTGCGAGCACGGCGTCGGGGTCCCTCGGCTCGTGCCGCGCCTGGCCCCCCTCGGCCATCTGCGCGGCGATTACGGCCTTTTGCTGCTGCGGCCAAGTGAGCCCGTCCAGGTCGACGCCCAGCCTCTCGGCCTCGGCCTGTATCTGCGCTTTGCTCAGGAAAGGCATGTATCTCCTCTCAAAAAAAGAACCACACGTCAACGACGACGATACTATAGCCCGACCACGATGTAAAGAAAATAGGGCCACGCCCTTTTACAGGACGTGGCCCCCTTGAGATTGCCGTTAGTCCTTGTCTGCCGTTTTGTCGGTGATCAAGTCGCGCACATTGGAGCATAGCGACAGCATCCCGTACATCACGTAGTTGCACGGAACCTTATCCCCATCGCTCTCGATCAAGCTGTAGAGAGTGCCGTACTCGTCCGCCACGATGGCCGCGATGAGCGACGTCTCGCCGTTGACCAATATCTCGCCGTCCTTGTTCGTCAGCTTAATGTGCATCATCCAGTCCTTTCTCCTTGGACTGTGCGCCAACAGTCGCGAACTGCCTTTTCACGCCAGGCCGTTCGCGCACTCTCGTCGGGGCCATTCGCCACAGGCGCTCCGTGTCCTCGTTGCCGTACAGCTTGGACACCGCCGTCATCAGGCTTATCAAATGATAACAACAGTCCATGAGATTTGCGTCTTTATCAAAATCGAACCACTTTTCACGATTGCTCAAATCATTGAGCTCCATGCCGTTCATGAGCTCAAAGATGTTCTGGAACGCTTTCAACACACCCCCGAGCACGGCCATCGCCGACATGTCGTCAGGCAGCGGGGGCGCAGTTATCCTCATCTCGTAGTCCTTCTCGTCGACCATCGCGACTCGGATCCCGAGTTCCCATACGTTGTCATGCTTGATCATCATGGCATGCTCTCCTTTCTCCAATATTCCCGTCGGTTCCAGAAGTCGACTGCGGAGTCCAGCGCCGCGTTCAAGTCTTTTCTCGTGTAGCCTGAGATCATCGCCAGGCAATTGCCGCATGTCACCATGGCGGCGACGGACGGGCCGTCCTCGAACATCCACTCCGTCGCCGACATCTCGAGGTTCTCATGCAGGCAGAACGGGCAGGCGCTCAAAGCGCTCTTCGGCTCGTACTCGAAACCCGTGTAATACGGGTGGCAGTCCTTCCTGTCCCAGGGCATCACCCTCACTTCGACTTGCAAGACGCGCACACCTCCTCAATGAACTCCTTGGTCGCATTGACCACGACAGAGACCTGCTGCTCCAGCGACATGGCCTCGTCCGGCTTGATGGACGTCGGGTCGCTGGAGTCGAGCATCATGTACTTCAGCGCGTAGAGCAGCGCGTTCTCGAACGTTGACGGGTAGCACTCGACCCCGACGAACTCGCGCTTCGACTTGGTCCCGTTCTGGTTCTTGGCCGCAGTGCCCCGCTCGATCGTGTAGCATTTGCCTTGGTCGAGCGGGCGTATCCTCCATTTCCTGCCTGTGTTCGGGTTCGTTAACACGACTTCCATGACCTGCCTTCTCTCTTTTAAGCAGAGAGGAAGGCCGGCAGTTGCCGACCTTCCTCTTCGATTCGACGCGTCAGATGGAGTTGAGCTCTTTGATCTTCTTCTTGATAATGTCGCTCTTAGCCTTGATCGCGCGCTGCTTCACCTGCGCCTCGTCGAGCGCGTCGATCAAGCTGTCCATCTGATCGAGCTGCTCGCTCATCTCGTCGTTCGATTCAGTCACTTTCTTAATATCATCGCTAGTCCACATGACTTCACCCCCTTAAGACATCCGCCATCTCTCTCAAATACTCCGCTTCCAACTCGGCCTCGCCTCGCGCATGTTTTCCCAAGGCGCTCATGGAGGCCGTCCATGCATGCACGGTCTTAAGGGATTCGCGCCAGATCGCTGCCATGGCGAGCACTGTTTCCACCTCGTCCTCCAGCTCGGCCCTGGCATACGTGAAGTCATAGAAGGTCGACAGCTGCGGCAGGTACAGGACGACCGTCATCTCGCACAGGGTCGACAGGCACGCCATAGCGCACGCGCACTGCCACCTCTCCTCACGGTCGGACTTCTTCTGCTGCATCACCTTGGCCGCCCTGTCCAGGCCGTAGCTCTTTATCTCCAGCGCGCTCTCGTACGCGCACATGCCGCTGACCAGCTTGTTCGTCAGAACCCGCACCGGGCGGTCGAGCGCGTCGGGCGACCAGCCGAGCCTGGTCAGCGGGTCGACTATCACTAAGTCGTCCACGTGATAGTACGACCTGACCGGGTTGCCGACTTTCGTCTTTCCCTGCATATACCTGTTGTAGTCCTCGACGGCGCGCGGCTCCAGCCAATGCCCTCTCGCCGCCATGCCCCTGCTCTCGCAGTCCTCCGCCGTCGGCTCGCGCATCTGCTCCATCGCGAGGGCAAGGAAGGCCGGCGCCTTATCGGCGTCGACCTTCCCGGCGAGCACCCGCTTGTACTCGGCCAGCAACTTGACGATGCTGCTGGCCGTCAAGTACCCGCGCCTCGCCTCGAGCCAGCGCGCGTCGGACGTGAACTGCCAGTCCGACGCGCGCATGCTAAGCCTCGACCAGGATCTTGAGGAGCTTCTCGCCCGTCAGCTCCAACGGGTTGCCGAGGACGGGCGTGTCGATGCGCTCGATGATCGCGTCGTCGACCAGCACCTTGTCAGTCGCCAGGAACTCGGCGACCTTGTCGTACTCGCTGAAGACCTTGTTCAGCTTCTTGGACGTGTCGATGGCGTCGATCTCCTTGGCTATCCGCATGGCCCGCTCGACGGACGCGTCGAGCTCGGGCGTGTCGGGGCTGTCCATGCAGATCGCGTTGATTGTGGACTGGCGCTCGAAGCCGTCCATGCTCGGCACGGGCTGGGCGTCGGGCTGGCGGTGAAGGTACCGCGCCTCCTGCACCTTGGTCTCCAGCTCGTTCAGCTGCCGGGTCAGTGCCAGCCCGATGCTGACCACGTCTCCGTCGTAGGTGACATAGCCTTGGTCGAACTCGAGGTCGGACTTGCTCACTAGCTTTGCCATACGGCATCTCCTTTCATATGGGGGGGCCGCCCCTTGCGGCCCCCCTATTAGACGTATTGTACTAGAACGGGATGTCCTGGTCGTACATCTCAGGCTGCGGAGCGGGCACGGGCGTGGGCACGGGCTGCGGCTGAGGCTGAGGCACGGCCTGCCGGTACCCGACGCTGTTCGCCATGGCGTTCGCTATCTGCGCCTGCATCGCCGCCGGCACGTTCGGCGCCGCCTGCTGCACGTACTGCTGCGGCGTGACGTACGGGTTCGGTACGGGCACCCCTGCCACCGGCGGCTGCTGCACGGGGGCGGGCTGCGCAGGCTGCTGCGCGCGCGTCGCCTGCCACTCCTCCGCGCAGCTGTCCTTGACCGCCGGGTCGTGCACGTTCTCGGCCGGTCCCATCTCGCCGAGCGCCACCGACCAGGGCCTCGGGTTCTGCTTGGTGTAGCCGAACCCCTTGGGCGCCTGCTCTGTGCTGATCGACACCATGCGCCCGATGCACTTCGTCAGGTCGCGCTCATACTGGTTGCCCGTCGCTTGACGGATGGCGTCGAGCAGAGCGGTCGCGGCGATGCTCTTCTTGCCGCCCGCATACCAGGTCTTCTCCTCACCCGTCAAGTCGAGCACCGTCACCTTGATGGTGCGGACGGGGTTGCCGTCCTTGAACACCTTCGGCTCCTTCGTCTCGAAGTCGCGCGCCCACGGCGTGTCCATCTCGACGATCTGCCCTTGGAGCGTGAGGGTGTACCCCTCAGCCTCCGGGTGCGCGTAGTTCCAGCCATTGCTGCTTCCCTCTAAGAACGCGTTCGCCATCTTCTTCTCCTTCTCTCTTTCCCTTAGAGCATGTACCAGCTGCCGTCGAGCGGAACGTTCTTAGCCTCCGCCCTCTGTTCCTTCGTGCCGTGGAACGCCCCCATTATTTGAACGTCGTCGCTCGCGGAGAACCAGCAGTTCTCAAGATAAGGGCTCACCGTCGGCACCTTCTCCTCGACATAGTCGAGGTCGGTGTGGGGCATGCGCCCGTCCTCCTGCTCGGACCTTATCCATTTCTCGAGCATCTCCGCGCGGACGTCGGGTGTGCCGTAATAGAACATCTCGTCGGTCGCGTACATGCAGATGCAGGCGTTGACCACGTCGTCGTTGCGACGTCCCTCGGTGAACGCGCCCTCCTCGTCCGCGATCTTGTCCAGGAACTCCCTCATCTGATTGATGCTGCGTCGCATTACATGTCCTCCTTGTCCTTGAGCCACGCGTTGATCTTCGCCCCGACCTGCTCGAACTCCTTGACGAACACCTCGTACGCGTCGTTCGCCCTCTCGGTCTGGAACATGCTGCCCTGCTCGATGACGTCGGCGAGCATGTCCTTGTAGAACCGCGCCATCGGGCGCGTGTCGAAGCCCCGGTTCCAGTACTTGATGACGCGGTCCCATTGGCGCAGCCAGCTGCTCGCGTTCCACAGCGTGCCGTCCATCCTGCGCAGCGGGTTCGGCACCGCCGTCATCTTGTTCGGGGCCTTCAGCGTGCGCAGGTCGAGGTCGAGGCCCGTCGGTATGTCGTGCGCCATCATGACTATGGACATGTCGAAGTTTGCGATGACGTCCATGGCCTTCTCTTGGTTGGGCTTGCGGCTAACGTTGACCACGACGCTGCGCGCCTCGTTCGTGTAGCTGACGGTGGACAGCTTCTCCTCGCGCTTGCGCCCTCGCACCACCATGATGCGGTCGCGCTTCCAGCTCTCGCCCTTGTCTGCGCGCGGGTCCTCCTTGCCTGGGCGCAGCCCCAGCTCGTAGCGCAGCACGTCGAGCGCGTGCACCTGCGCCTGCGGCGAGTAACAAAAGATGTCGATGTCCGGCCGCGACTGCCATGAGTCGAAGTCCTGCCCGGTCAGCGAGCTGCCCGTTATGCATCCGTCGATGTCGGTCTGCTTCAGCAGCTCTATCGTGTTCTCGATCCGCTCGGTCACCTGTCCCATGCTAGTCCTCCAGGTTCTCGTATCCGCCCGCCTTCTCGAGCATCGCCATGGCGCGCTCCACTTCTTCCGGGTCGTCCGAGTGGACCATTCTCCCGAACGCCTCCTTGGTCACCTCGCCGAGGTTGTCCTGCTCGATCCTTTGCAGGATGATGTCGAGCATGTTCATGCCGATCTCCTTTCCAGGTATGTCTTTATCCCGTGCCACGTGAGCCAGTCCATGTGAAGGGCCGGCACCCCGTTGTACGCCTTGTCCTTCCTGTACCGCAGCGAGTTGCGCGCGTTGCCTATCACGTCCACGTGCGCCTGCGGGAAGTGCATCGTCGGTATCACCCTGTCGGTGATGTACGTCAGGTGGTAGCTCAGGCAAGGCTCCGGCCCCGGCCTGCTCAGACAGTGCGTCTCCTTCCTGTACGGCTCGAAGAACCTCAGCGTCTCCTCGTCGACGCCGCCGCCGTGGTCCCCGTCCACG